GGGGGCACCGGGGGGACGCGGCGACTACGCATAACGTACTGGCGCTCACATTTTTGCACCAACTAGCCGCACCTTTGCCCTCAGGCGCCCTCTGCGGCCCTCTGTAGCCATTGCAGCCTCAGTCCGACCTCTGACTCATCTGCCCCCTAGCGTGGCACACAGGCCCGCTCAGGCTCACCACTTGGTCTTGTTGGCCCAGTAGGCCGCTGAGAGCCTTCCGCGGGCGATGTTCTTGGCGTGTCTGGCCTTGAAGGCCTTGTTGCGCTTGGTGCCCTTAGGCGAGCCGCTGACCCCCTGCTGGCCAAAGCGAATCAGCTTCACCGTGGATCCCACCTTGGCGAGCACCGCGTGGGACTTGTTGGCGTGCCCAGGTGTCCTCTTGGGCTTGTTGTAGCCACTGAACTCCTCGCCTCTGTACTCCACTGCCACTACAGGCCTCCTCTGGCTGACTCGATCTTGCTGATGACCCCTTTGGGGATGCAGTTGACGTTGCCGAGCTGGGGATCCTCGGCATCCTCGAGGGTGCTGGCGATGACCAAGAACTCCTCGGTGTCCTTCACCAGCCACCCAGCGGTGATCATCCGGGCAGGCTGGAGGGCCTCAGCCTCGGCACCAGTGATCCAAGGGTCATCGACACCCACGATGTCGCACCAGTGGACCACAAGCCACTCGCCCATCAGCCGCCACCTCCGGACTGAGGAGCACCCCCGGACACTAGCTGGGCCGTTGCGGTCGGGGGGATCCTCTGGGAGTAAGAGGCACTGAGGCGCCCTCGGCCTGCTGCTGCCATCTGCTGGGCCTGGCGGACATCGAGCTCCTCGGCTCCCTCGAGGACGCACACAAGGTTGCCTCCGACCAGCTTGAGCTGATAGCCCTCAGGGCAGGGGTTGATGGCGAGAGGCTGTCTCGGCATCGGCTCCAGGCCGGCCAAGGCAGCTAGGGCCTCGGTGTCGATGTGCATGAGGGGCTTAGGGTGCTTAGGTACTTAGGTGGCAATGGTGACCGATACCGCTACTACCACCTCTCCCGAGGAATGGCATTAGGGGCATCATTCATCCATTGGTGGCTTAAGAGGGCTTCTGCCACTTAAGGGGCTTTTGTTCCCCCTAGGTCTTCTCCTCCCTCCATGAGGGAAGAGACTGCCTTTCAAGGTTCCGAGCTTGGTCGTGGTCGATCTCTACGGTGGACCACTTGTAGTTGCATTTCGGGCACACTCGGTAGCGTCTTACCGTCTTGTAGTGGTCATCCCAGAGGGCCTCGATGACCTGGGTCTGCGACTGCTCACAGTAGGGGCAAGGCATGCTCAGGAAAGCCATGAGGATTGTCTTGGTCGGTGTCCGATGGTCACGCCTTTGGCACCAGGCTTCAGGAACTCCTCGAGGAGTCGGTTGTGTCTTTCCTCTCGGACCTCACGCATCTCTCGGTCACGGTCTCGAGCCATAGCGTCAGCGTGGAAACCAAGCGCCATGGAGAGGGCGTCGAGGCGGTCATCGTGCCTCAGGGCACCTCTGTCGCGGGTGATGCGAGAGAACTGGTGCATAAGCATGTAGGACCGCTGCTGGTCCGCCGGCATGCTCTGGACACTGTCGTAGTCCTGCTGCACCACTGACCTGTCGAACACAAGTCGCCTCGAGGAGCTCAGGGGCTCGATGGTGTCGCAGATCCTGCGCTCTTTCTGGATGTGGTGCCGCACTAGGTCCACTGAGCAGGGGTAGCCAACCTTGGCCAGCACTGGCTGGAGCAGGCTTTTGAACATCCCCTGGCCGAGGTTCTCCTCAACGAGGATCCGGTTCACCTTGTACTGCTTGGCTGTCCTGGCGATCTCCTCGAGCACCTCGTCCCCGAAGCCGCCTTTGATGCCTTTGCAGCAGAGGACGAACGCCTGCCCTGCGTAGGAGCCCGTGACGGCCACTGCGGTCTCGTCGGCACCCTTGCCAGAGGGGTCCACAGCCATCACTTTTGTCTCGTAGGGCACCAGCTCCCCGTCGGTGGCCATCGGCCTGTAGTAGCGGTCGCCGTTGAAACCGACGCACGGGAGGTCGTTGATGACCTTCTCCGGGTCGTTGCACCAGACGTACTTCTCCCAGCACTTGTCGCTGTCGAGGTCGGCCACCTGCAGGTCGTTGATCTTCAGCGGGTAGCGGTCGAGGTCCGACATGCTCTGGTCGAGCATGAACTGGAGGTTGAACATGGAGCGCCCGTAGGCGAGCTCCCGCTCCAGCAGATCGTCGGTGTCGAACCGTGCTGGGTCTGTAGGGGTCCCAGGAGGCTCTGTGAGCGACGCAACCATCGGTGCGAGCATGGACCCGTATCCGACCCGTTGGCGCTCAGAGGGCACCCTAGCGGGCCAGATGCGCGTCTCGAATCCACGGGCCGGCAGCTCCCTCAGGATGTCCTGCTCCGTCTGGGGCGTGCCGAGGTAGATGATGCGCCCACCGGGCTTCAGGATCGCCTCGTACTCCTGGGTGGCAGCGGCCAGCTTGTCCCGCATCATCTGGGTCTGGCTGTTGGCCCAGGAGGCCACATCGTCACAGATGATCTCGCTGGCGCGGGCCCCGGTGATCGAGCTGTAGACGCCCTTGGAGGTCACCGAGGGGCTGTGGGACGGCGGTGCCGGCCCGACATCGAAGGCCACCTTCGAGTTCCTCTGGTTCTCCCTGGGGCGCATGTGCGCCGTCAGGACACCCATCTCCTCGATCAGGCGCAGGGTGAAGGTGCTGAAGTCATCACTCCGGTTCTTGGAGGCACTGATGACGAGGAAGTTCAGCGAAGGGTCCAGCAGGAGCCGCCAGACCACATAGGCCGAGGTGATGTAGCTCTTGCCCACCCCTCGGAAGGCCTGGATCACCGTGCGCCGAGGTCCGCCGGCGAGGTAGTCCGCGATGTCGTACTGGACCGTGGTGGGCTCAGGCAGCCCCAGCGCCGCCCAGGCCAGGTAGAGGAAGTTCTTGAACCCCGACGGGCCATGGAGCCGGGGGTCTACCTGGGTCACTTGATCTCTTGGATCTTGATCTTGAGCTCAGACCGCTTGCTGCGGCTGGCCTTGGAGCCGCTCGAGCGCGTCGGGCGGGAGGAGCTGCGGCGCTTGGATCGGCGCTGCTTCTGGTCCCGACGGGGCGCCGAAGCGTTGCGGGCGGGAGTGTCAGTGTGGCCACGTTGGTGGGACATGGTTACTCAGCTTGAGCCACAGGCTCGTCAGGGGTTTCGAAGGGGAGGACGGTGGCGAGGTTGGTGATGGGGGCATCAGCGAAGGCCAGGCTGTCGATGCCGTTGTCCTTCAGGAACTGACGCGCCACCGACAGGTCAGCAGCGGTCGCCTCGCCGCTCTGGACCTTCTCGAGGAGGTCTTGGGCCAGAGCCCCGTGAAGGGACTCGAGGATCTTGTTCAGATCCATCAGTAGCCGCCCCGCACAGAGAGGCCCCGGCGCTTCATGCCCTTCTTCTTCTTCTTGGACTTCTTCTTCTTGGACTTCTTCTTCTTCACGGTCTTCTCCGATTCGCGGAAGGCGGCAGCAGTAGGGGCACCAGGGGCACCGGGTTCCCGCATGCGCTCACCGCTGCCGGCAGCAATGCGCTTGCGCTTCGCGTGGATGTTGGCGTAGAGACCCTTGGCCATCGGTCACTCCATGAAGGCCACCTTCACAGTGGCGCTGGCCCCGTTCTTCATCACAGCCCGCATCTGCGGCATGACGGCCACCCCGGTCTGAAGCACCTCGCTGGTGCCAGAGGCGTTGAGGGAGCCAGAGGTCGCGATCTCGACCCAGGGGAGGCCCTCGGTCAGCCGGCCCTGGAGCTCGACCTCATCGCAGGTGCCGTTGGAGATCTTGTACTGGACGGCGCCAGCCTCGTCCTTGATGTGCTGACAGAAGATCGCGGTGCCAGCGGTCTCGCCAGCCTCCGTCACGGTGGTTACGTCGAGAAGGGTGTGGACTCTAGCCATGGTCACTGCATCAGGTGGATGGTTGCGGTACAGCTCGTAGCACTCTTGATGCCGGTGCGAACGAACGGGACCAGCGGCAGATCATCGAAGATCTTCGATTCGCCACTGGTGATCTGGTAAGCGGAGGAGCCATCGGTGATGTCCATCCAAGAGAAGTCCGTGCCCAGACGGCCTTGGAAGACCACCGTTGCGCTACCTGCGGTGCAGTTGACCTGCATCGCGCCGCTTTCGTCCTTGAGCATGCGGGGCTGAACCACGGCGCCGAAGGACTCTCCTGAGATCCCGCCGCGAGAGAAGTTGAGGGAGACAAGTGCCATGTCAGATGCTGAAGAGTTTGATGCCGAACGTAGTGATGACAGAGACGGCAGCAGCCATGCCCATCGCCCAGGCCCGACCGCCCTCGAGCGAGCGCACTCGCCTGTCGAGCTTGTCGAGCTGATCTTGGTGGACCCGCATCGTGGCGAGGATGCTGTCCACCTTGCCCTCTAACCGACCGATGGCCAGCAAGAGGTCATCCTGTGTAGTCATCAGTCAGCGGAGTCTGCGCGGATGATGAAGTTGAAGACTACGCCGTGGTCCTTGGTGCCGTCGGCCTCAACGATCCTCTGGCCCGTAGCAGCCAGGTTCGCCGCGTTGAGACCTTCGCTGCCAGAGGTGACTCGAGAGGCCGCAGTGCCACCCATGTCATCTTTGCCAACCAGCACGCGACCTCGAAGGTCGGGCACGTTAAAGGTAGTCGAGCCATCACCTGTGCCGAAGCTGGTGCCAATAGCGGCGAACAGCGTGGCGTAGGTGGTTCGGCTGATAGCAGACCCATCGCACAGAACCCAGCCCGTGGGCGCAGAGGCGCCGCTGTAGGCCAGGATCGAACCGATAGGGACCAACATGCCGGGGAACTCAACCCCAGCCACTCGCATCTTCGTAACCATCAGGAGAGGCCCTCGTAGCCGTAGACAAGAACACGGGCCCCAGCGCGGA